TAAGAGCTCTGTGATGGTCCCCCCTGGTGCCCTAAGAGACAACAATAATCTATTAGGCAGACAATAATTATTGGTGTATTACAATCTAACTACCAACACCACATCTATGTTATTGATTTAAATACAAACAACCAAATCAACTACCTCAAACTAAATACCATCGCTGTTACTCTCTCTAAACCGTATTACATTATACATTGTTATCGCGCTCAATCGCCGCTAGGGCTAACACACCAAATGCAGGTCAACGAGACACAAGGTCTCGATTACGATTAGAACCTGTAAAGGACAACATTATTTTGACTAGCTTATTTTTATTTGGCCTACGGCCTTTTTATTCGTATCAAAATAAAGTCGCGGCTTACAGCCGTAAATCCTTGACAGAACCTAATCGTTATGAGTAAAAGTCCCGTGCACCTGATTCGGTGTGCTTATTAACTTTTTAGGAGTATATTATGTCAAATCCAAATCAAATGTATCTTTTCAATTACATGGAATATGACGATTACGAGTCAAATGATTGGGAAGATATTCTTTACCGTGATGACGATTTCCAGCTAGAATCAGATACTGATGACCTATCAGAAATTGTCAATGATGAATCAGATATAGTATTCTACGACCATCTTCGTGATGTTCAAATCCAATACGAAAATGATTTATATGCACAAGAAGTAATAAATGCTACAAAAAATAGTCCCTTCTAGTGTGAAGGGACATATTTTTCTTCGAAAATTCTCAATTATATAAGGAAAACATATTATGGCAACAACTAAAAAAGTTTATTCAGGTCCAAAATTTGACTTTGATTCATTCAATGGACTAGTTAAAAATCAACCCGTTGGAACTCGTTTGTTCCTAGCTGAGCAACTCATTCGTGACATCAAGACTAATTACGATGACAACGACAATCCTAACTTTGACGCAGCTCGTAAATTATTACGCGATGTCAAAGAATTGCGTGTCGCTCACAAAGCACAAGTCGCTCAATACATGCAAGAGCGTGACGCTTATGCTGACAATCGTGGTCCTGCTGAATTGCAATACAAGCAAGAAACTTCATCAGCTGACTACGGTCGCAATGACGCAACAGCTTAACTTTATCAATCGGCAGGGCTTCGGCTCTGCCTTTCTTTTTAGGAGTCTCAAATGTATTATAAATTGTATAATCCAAAAACCAATGCTACAATGTTTTACGATGAACTCTCTGATTTTCTATTCTTCAAAGGTTGGCGTATTGAGCGTGAAGCCAAAGCGTCTGAAGTTGACCCATTTGTCATGCAAGCCATTGAGCATGATTTAATGGAAGAGTTATTCGAATAACCTTTCTGCCCTTCGGGCAGGTCGGTCATAATCAGTTAAGATATCTGCAAACTTTTAAGGAGTCAATTATGTGCGATAATCGTTGTGAATTTGAACAACAAGTTAATGAAGAAGCTCACTATTATCATGTCTTAAATGATTTCGAAGAGCTTCTTACAAGATATGGTGCCCGTAAGGTCTTTGGAGACCTAGGCACCGAGTTTATTCTAAAAATTACTAGGGAATTGTCAAATGAATAATAAAAATTATTGGGTTAGTTATTATCTTTACAAAGCACATTGTCAAATGTTACAATATGCTTTATCATTACGAAGGGAAGGTCGTTATGAAACTTGAAGATATAATTTATGCTCACAGTTCATCCGTAAAAGAATTTTTAGATGGTGGTGAACTTGAATGGGATTTGTATACTGACTTGTATGATTATTATACAAGTAAAAATCAGTTGTCTTATGCTGCTCATAAAGCAATTGATGTAGATCCAATTCAAGAAGTTAGCACACTTTTCGCAGAAGATTGCAGAAGTTATGGTGTTTCATATTGTGAATAATAAGGAGAAGAGTTATGCCAGAAATTGATCATGATTGGGATAAAATCCAAAAGTATAAACCTAAGTATGAATTGTATGACAAACTTGTCATGGGAATTATACTTATTAGTTTAGGTTTTTGTAGTGCAGCTTTACTATTAGCTGTAATAAATAACCCTAGATTTTGTATTTAACGCCATACGATTGCAGCGACTGTTAGTAGTCTGCAATCTATGGCTTGTAAAACATTCTTATAGTATATTCCAACGAGTATACTATAGGGGTAATTTTGCCCGTAATCAGTAGGAGTAATTATGCAGTTAAAATATAAATTTATTACTCGCAACTTTTTTGATGTTTTCTGGGGTGAAGGCTGGGATAATTGTGCGAGAGTAAAGCGTAATCACAATAAGGAATTTGTAATCCTTCGTGCTTACAAGAAACCACCGAAAGATTTCATTAAACAAATAGGAGAAGATTTCAATGAAGCCGTTTAGTTTTAGTGAATTTAATAAAGAGTTCAATATATTTAGATGGCCACATCCTGACATTCGTCAGACATATTGGACTAAAGATGATACCACTTGGGATTATCAAGAGCAAAGAACTGTTACTAAAACTTTTACATTGTCTACCATTTGGTACAATGATGTAAGAGTTATTCAGTTCTATACTAATGATGAAAACAATGGTAGTAGGAAGCTATCTGCATATCAAGTACATCGTGAGAATGCTAAAGCACTAGGTCTTACAACACATCAAAGTTATAGATGTAATGCTTCCACCATTATGGATGCGTTATATTATCGTGTTAATGCACCTAATTATTACAACAAAAATGGTACACTCAAGAAAGGTTTTTGGGGTGCATTAGTAAGACGACTACGATCTAATGCTTTACGATCTAGTTGGGTTACTCAACACATGTTACAAGAAGGTATCAGGATTGCTCAAGCTAACTATCCTGGTGGTGACTATGAAGATCTTGAAGACTTCCTAGATTCTAAGAAAGTTCCTTTGTGGTCTTTCTATAGAGACTTCTTAACTCATGAGTTCCATATTGATGGTGAACAACGACAAGTAAAACTTGGTACAAACAGTTGGGTAAAGCTACATAAAAACACTGATCCAAGAGAATATGGATATAGTTATGATGAACGCAATGATATCTGGTTAAAACCTGAACAATTCTATCATGATGGTAATGTATACAATCGTGATGAAGTTGACATTGTAAGATGTACACAGTGTGAAAGAGAAACTATATCTGAACTTTGTATTGATGGTGTATGTCATCATTGTCTTGATGCATCATTCAAGATTCATAACTATTCTACTCGTGTAGAAAGTATGCTTAAGTTCAAAGCTACACGCGTTAGACCTAACACTGTGTATCTTGGTTGTGAGTTAGAGTATGAGACAACCAATCGTAACAAAGCACAGCTTGGTGTAGGTAAGTTACTACATGGTCATGCTCTTATGAAATCAGATGGTTCAATTCGTAATGGCTTTGAGATTGTAACTTGTCCAGCTACATTGGACATTCATTTACAAATCTTCAAATCTTTCTTTGATAACTTACCACCTGATCTTAAGGTAGAAAAGAATGTTGGTATGCATGTACATATCAGTCGGAAACCCTTGAGCCAGTTGACTCTTGGTAAGTTGACTGAGTTTCTTAATCGTGCAGAAAACAAACAATTTATTGCACACATTGCTGGTCGTATAGATAATAACTATGCTCGTATGGATAGTGGTAGAACAGTTACTTATCCTATACGCAACAGACATGGTGGTGATAGATACAATGCACTCAATCTAAATAATCAGAACACTGTAGAAGTTAGATTGTTTGCAACACCAATGAACTATAAGGAATTTGCAAGTCGTATTCAGTTTGTTCAAGCTCTTGTAGATTACTGTAGTCCTGCTCAATCTAGTGAGTCGTTGAAGAAACAAACTCACTATGAAGCATTCATGCATTGGTTATCTCAACGAAGAAGAATGTTCCCAGAACTTAGTTATCATTTAAAGGAGTTTGTATAATGTGTATTGCAATCTATAAACCAGAAGGTAAAGTATTATCACTAGCAACACTTAAAGAATGTTATACATCTAACCCAGATGGTGCGGGTTTTATGTATGCAGAAAATAAGAAACTACATATTGAGAAAGGTTTCTTTAGCTTTCAATCTTTCTATGATGCGTTTAAGAAACATGAAAGTAAACAAGCAGTAATTCATTTTAGGATTAAGACTCATGGTAAAATTGATACAGCAAATTGTCATCCCTTTTCAGTTAACAACTCGATTGGCTTTGTCCACAATGGCGTTATTAGTGGGCTTGGTGACGCTGACTTCAGTGATACTGTTAGATTCAATGAAACAATTCTTCGTCCCCTTGTTAATAAGTGGGGTAATCTTGCTTTGTTTCAAGATCCTATTGTAGAACTTATTGAGTCTCGTATTGGTTATAGTAAGCTTGTCTTCCTTGATAGACATGGTAATCATAAGATCATGAATGAATCCAAGGGTACTTGGGATGATGGTGTTTGGTTCTCTAACACAAGTTACAAACCTTATGTTGCACCAGCAACAACAAGTGTTAGTGGTTGGGATGATCTTGAATATGATTGGCGTAAATCCAAATCATATACACCATACTGGTATACTAAAAATGTAGCACCCATTAAAAAGAAATCAACAATTGAAATGGGTGATGTCGTAGAGTTACTAGAAGATATTGCTGATCCTGGTACACAGAAAGTTCATGAGACTGGTACAATCTTTGAAGTCGTTGGTGTTAACAATGACTTTACTTGTGATCTCATGACTGAATCTGATACTGAAGGTGATAATGATGAGTATGATTTTCTTTATAATGTATCATTTCATTCTCTTGAACTTCTTGAAGATGAAGATCCTGTAGGTACACCAGCATATCAAAGATACCCATCACCTTACTTATTGAAAGGATCTAAATGAGTCTTAAATTATTTCCTTACAAAGCTGGAAGTCTATCAGCTAAACGATTGGCTAGAACCCTTGGTATTCTAAGGGTTTCACCATCGTATAATGCTAAAAGATCTGACACAATAATTAATTGGGGTAGTTCTACACCACCACATTTTAGGTGGATGGAACAAGACTTAAACAAACCTGATGCAATTAAACTAGCTAGTAATAAGCTACATACTTTTGCAGAATTAATATGTAAAGGCTTTAGTCACTTACCACAATTTACTACAGAATTTGAAGATGCTGAAGACTGGATTAATAATGGTCATACAGTTTATTGTCGTAGGTTTTTAAATTCACATAGTGGTAATGGTATTGTTATAGCTGATCGGGTAAATCAATTAGTTAAAGCACCATTATATACTGTTAAAACTAAACATAAAGATGAATACCGTGTTCATGTATTCAAAGGAGAAGCAATTGATATTCAACAGAAAAGGAAAAGCTTTGGTAGAAGTACCACTTCTAGTGGTATTCGGAATCATACTAACGGTTGGGTCTATACTAGGGATAACTGTAATCCACCTAGCGATCTGGTTAATGCATCTATTAAAGCTGTAGAGTTATTAGGTTTAGACTTTGGTGCTGTAGATATTGGTCATAGACTACGAGACAATAAGTTCTTTGTTTTCGAAGTTAATACTGCACCAGGTATAGAAGGTACTACACTTCAACGCTATGCAAAAGCAATTAAAAATTATTACAGGAGTTTATAATTATGTCATATGATATTGGAAGTTTTGTTTCATTCTTTAGTGTTAATGAAGACTTTGAACATATTAATTTAAATCTTCTAGAAGAGTTTGTTGATAACTGTACTTGGTATGAAGTAGTAGGTATTGATGTACCTAACGATGACTTTATTACTGTAAGATCTACAAGTCAAGGTGATGATATACCTGTAGTTATAGATGAATATTTAATTCATACTAAAGAAAGTTTACGAAACCATTTAAAAAGTTTATTAAAAACTAAAGAAGCTAATGGTAAATATGCTGATATCTGTAATAAAATTAGACAGCTTTATCGTAAACAAGAGTTTAAGTTTGCTACTTAATGTTACCATTTACTCATGCTATACTAGATGATGACGGTGAAGTTATTCGTAAACATAGATGGTCTCATCGTGAAGCTAAATGGTTTACAGATAACAATCCGCATGTTATAATAGTTAAGTTACCTAAAGAAATAAGAGTTCGAGAAAACCTATATGAACTTGTTGGTGAATGTTTATTTTAAGGAGATGTATGCGTTGTATTGCTTGTAATAAAAACTTAAATGACTTTGAGTCTACTCGTAAATCAGCTGTGACTGGTGAGTACTTAGACTTATGTAATGCATGTTATCATGCAGTAGAAGATGATGTCCCTGCTAAAGAACGCGATGATCTGCGTTCTGAAGAGGAACTATTTGATGACAATGTAAATCCTAATGACTTTGAACCACCACTATGATTGTCCGCAAACGCGGGGCGTGTGTCGGCAATCTAGAGGTGTTACTTGTTCATTACATACATTGTAACTTCAAAACCGAAACGCATTTCAGTTGCAGTAGGTTTAGTCCACATAGCAGTTCTCCTTTCTTTAGTATATATAAATATTATACTACAAGATAAGAAATCTGTCATGTGTGTAACTCTTAACTAATAGTAAGGATTATCATTAGTAAATTTATAAGACATACATCATGTCCTAAGTGTGGATCAAGGGATAACCTTGCTGAGTATGATGACCATGTATGGTGCTTTGGTTGTAAGTATTACAAGACCAAGAATGATATACATACTATCCGAAACAGATTGCAGAGTCAGCAGACGATGCTATCTGATGAGATTAATTTAAATCTTACTGACGATATACCATTGCCAGCTAAACAATGGCTACTTAAATATGGCATTACTAACGAAGAGATCTGCTCTAATAAAATTGCGTGGGACGCAAATTCTCAGGTACTTGTTTTGCTATACACGCAAAATTACTGGCAGGGTAGATGCTTTGGTAATCAACATCAAAAGTATTTATCTAAAGGTTTGAAACCATTGACAATTTATGGTAAGGGTGATACAATTGTATGTGTGGAAGATATTTTGTCAGCTATTAAGATAGCTAGGTTATCACCTGACTATTGTGCAACACCGCTACTTGGCAGTAGTATGTCTCTAGAAACTACACAATCGCTCTCAGAACGATTTTCTAATATCATAGTATGGTTGGATAGGGACAAGGCTAAAGATGCGATTAAGATGGCAAGAAATCTGAAACAGAGGGGTATTAATAGTGATGTAGTCATATCACCTAAAGATCCTAAAGAATATGATAAAGGAGAATTACTTACTTGGTTGAAGAACAGATAATAAATTTATTCTGTAAAGACAGAAATTACTTTACAAAGTATTACAAGTATGTTAATATTAATTATATTAAAATAAACTATAGTAATATATTTAAGCTATTTATAGTAATAGACTATTACTATAACAAATATAATAATAATAATAATATAACTAAAGAAGAATTAGAGTTAGCTTATAATTCTAATTATTTACTTAAGGACTCTGAAAGAAAAGAACTATCCGATCTTTTAGATCGTGTCTTATCAGCTGAACTACCTAACCCTGATGCAGTCGTCACTCTGCTTGAAGAGCATCGTAGACGCTGCCTAGCTGGAGACTTAGCTAGACTAGCATTAGATGTTGAAGATGGTAAGAGTGATGTCAAAGAACTCATGGATAAGTTTACAGAGTTTGAGCATCAAGAGGTTACATCTGATGAGCCCACAGCTATTGAGCTTAACTTAAGTAATCTACACACATCCCAGGTAGCTACACCTGGTCTAAGATGGAGACTAAACTTTCTTAACCAATCACTAGGTTCGCTACGCAAAGGTGACTTTGGATTTGTATTTGCTAGACCTGAGACAGGTAAGACTACCTTCTTAGCTAGTGAGATATCTAAGATGATTGAACAAACAGATGGTGATATCATTTGGTTTAACAATGAAGAGCAAGGTAACAAAGTCGCTATTCGGTGTTACCAAGCTGTACTTGGGGTAACAGCCGAACAGCTCTTTAATGACATTGAAAGAAATCAAGCTTTGTTTGAAACTAAAACAGGTAGTAGGTTAAAGATATATGACTTTGAAGATTCATCTAGAGCCTCACGCATAGATGCTATACTCAAACAATCTAATCCTGCATTGATTATCTTTGACCAGATAGATAAGATTAAAGGGTTCAAGCATGATCGTAATGATCTAGAACTTAAACAGATTTACCAATGGGCTCGAGAGATAGCTAAGAATTATGCACCAGTTATAGCAATCTGTCAGGCTAGTGGTGAAGCAGAAGGAAAACTATGGCTAACTATGGACATGGTTGACAGCAGTAAAACTGCTAAACAAGGAGAAGCTGACTGGATACTAGGTATTGGTAAAGAACAAGATAACTCTAGTCGTTATAGATATTTAAATATCACTAAGAATAAACTACTAGGTGACTCAGATACATTACCAGAACTACGACACGGTTCAGCTCAAGTTATGATGAAAGCGGAGATAGCAAGATATGAAGATTTGTGATGCAACAGTACAAGATATTTTAGATTTTGATGATAGCATTTCAGTAGAAGATGCAGAAGACCTATTGCTTTATTCTTCACAAGATGATACAATAGAAGAAGCTATTGATAAATTTTATGGAGAACCGCGAGGAGAATGCGCCCTTTAATTATTGATGTTGAAACAACAATATCTAACAAAGGTAATCCCTTTGATAGAACTAATAAACTTTGTTATGTAGGAACTAATCATGGACTCTATCCGATTGAATATTCTAATGATCCGTATAGGAGTAACCTTGACGAGATTCAGAATCAGATTAATGCTGCTGAGGTTATCGTTGGTTTCAATATTAAATTCGATTTACATTGGCTTAAAAACTATAAAATAAACTTCGAAGGTAAAAGGGTATGGGATTGTCAACTGGTACATTACATCTTAACTAATCAGACTGAGATGTTCCCTAGTCTTAACCATGTGTGTAAACATTATGACTTTGAAACTAAAATGGATGTTGTCTCAGAAGAGTATTGGAAAAATAAAATCAATACTACTGACATTCCTGAAGAGATTCTTAGAGAGTATTTAGCACAAGATATTAAACTAACACAGCAAGTTTATGACATACAAGTTAAACAGCTTGAAGCTTTACCGCATCTTAAGAGACTTATTAGCTTACACAATCAGGACTTATTAGTCTTACAAGATATGGAGTATAGTGGTCTTTTATATGACGTGGTAAAGAGTAAACTTAAAGGAGACGGATTAGAAGATGAACTTATTAAGATTGATGAATGGTTGTTTCAGTATCATCAGTGCCCTGATTTCAATCCCAATAGTACTGATCACCTTAGTGCTTTCCTCTATGGTGGGACTATTGGCCTTAAACGGAGAGTGGTTGTTGGGACATTTAAGACAGGCACTAGGGCAGGTCAACCCAAAGAACGTTGGGAAGATTATACCGTAAGCTTTAAACGATTAGTTAATCCACTAAAAGGATCTGAGTTAATGAAAGAAGGACTATACTCTACAGATGAGAATACCCTTAGATCTTTACGAGGAACTAAACAAGCTAAGGAGATCATAGAGACTTTGTTATTCCGATCCACAATTGAGAAGAGACTATCTACATACTATCGTGGTTTAGTTAAATTGATTGAAGATCATAACTGGGATAAAGGAACTATCTTTGGTCAACTTCATCAGAGTGCTACAAGAACAGGTAGACTATCATCTAGTAAACCTAATCTACAGAACTTTGATGGAGAAATAAAAGAACTATTTGGATCTAGATATGCTACTGCAAGCTGACGCAAAACAATTGGAATGGGTTGGTGCTACATACTTATCTCAAGATCAAGTAGCTTTAAAGGAGATATGGGGAAGTGTAGATCAACATGCTGATAATCAACAGCGTTTTGGTTTACCTTCTAGACTTATAGCTAAGACTTTTGTATTTAGACTTATCTATGGTGGATCAGCTTATAGCTATGCTAACGATCCTAACTTCAAGGATATAGGTAATGAGAAGTTTTGGCAAAGCGTCATAGATCAATTCTATGATAAGTATAAAGGTCTTAGAGACTGGCACAAAAAGATTGTAGATGATGTTAAACGAGATGGGTATCTACGGATGCCTACAGGTAGAACATACTACTACGAACCTGACCTTAAGTATAATAGGGCCGAATGGCCACGCACCAAGATCCTTAACTATCCAGTGCAAGGACTTGGCGCTGACCTAATGGCTATAGCTAGGGTTAGTTTACGAAATAGATTAAAAGAAAAGGAAGGAGTAACACTTGTTAATACAGTGCATGATTCAATAATACTTGACTTTGATCCTAAAATATGGGATAATAATAGTATAGTCAATTTAGTTGACAAATGTTTTAATGATATACCAGCAAACTTTAAGAAGTTGTTTGGTAAAGACTTCAATTTACCTATGAGAGTTGAATGTCAAATTGGCCCCACTTGGGGAAATATGGAGGTAGTACATGCAAGTAACCGTGATTGATGTAGCACAAGAAACCCTATCAGCTAAAAATGGTAGAACATTCCAACAATTAGTTGTATCTTACAAGAACGATAAAGGTATGGCTCAAGCTAAAAAGCTAGTGTCATTTGCAAACCCTGATCTATTCAAAGCTGCTAAGTCTTGGACTAAAGATCAGATCATCAATGTCAAGACAGTTAAGAATGAAAAGACTGGTTATTGGGATTGGGTAGGACTAGAAGGAGAAGCCGTGGCAACATCTAAAGAATCAGCAACACCAACAAGAGTAACTGGATCTAACTATGAAACTAAGGAAGAACGTGCAGCTAGACAAGTATATATTATCCGTCAATCTTCATTAGCTACAGCTGTAGACTTACTTGGTCAAGGTGCTTCAACAGATACAGTTATTGAAACAGCTAAAGTATTTGAAGCTTATGTACTTGGTAACCCAGGTTCATTTGATGATTTAGCTGACGATATTCCTGAGTAGGAGATAGTATGAAAAAGTGGGAAGTCTGGATTGTAAGGGCATTGTTAGCCTCTGGAATTATATTATGTTTACTTTCATGGTCATTGTTCTTTGCCAGACTTGACGCTAAAGAGTTAAAGTATTTACACTATCGTTATAATGATAATGTAGTTATTACTCTATCAAATGTAGATTGTATGATACCTGAGATAAAAGATTTATATCCTTGGGCTGCAATAGCTACACGAGTAGATGGTAATAGATTGATTGCATGTTACAAAGGCGAGGGAGATATGATTGAGATTCAATGGTATAAAGGTGATAAGTCTGTCTTCCCTGCTAATGTATTCTTGGTAGATCCTAATCAAGATAAATCTTATAAGAAAGTGATACCTAACAGTTAATGCAAGCTCTTATTGATCAAGATTTACTGTGCTATAGATGTGCTGCTAGTGCCGAGAATGATGACCTCGGCATTGCCATATATAGGATAGATGAATTATTAGATAACATTCTTAATAAGACTGAGGCTACTAGTTATAGAGCATTCTTAACTAGCTCATCTAATTTTAGAAAACAAATATACCCTGAGTATAAAGCTAATCGTACTCAGCCTAAACCTAGGCATCTAAGAGATCTGCAAGTATATAGCTTAGAGAAACTTAATGCTGAATATGCACCTGATGGATTAGAAGCTGATGATGCTTTAGCTATTAATCAAACAGAAGATACTGTTATATGTTCTCTTGATAAAGATCTATTGCAAGTACCTGGTCACCACTTCTCTTGGGAGATTAATGGTAAGGGTTGGTCTAGACCTGATACGTTCATAGAACAAACAGAATTAGAAGGCTTAAGATTATTCTATAAACAATGTCTTAAAGGTGATACCTCAGATAATGTTAAAGGTATAGAAGGTTTAGGTGAAAAGAAAGCAGCTAAAATACTTGCTGACTGTTCATCTCATTTAGAAATGTTTAACATTGTAAGAGATCTGTATGGAAACGATGATGAGTTTATCATGAACGCATCTGTACTTTGGATTCTTAGATCATTAGATGACAACTGGAAGGATAGGTTTGATGCCCTCATTCAAGAGTAAGTTAGAAGAAAAAGTATGGGCAACAC